TTTGAATCAGGCACCCTAATGTGCTATAACTACCCCCTTAGAGCGGTTGGTACCTCCCGGGGTCCTGGGCTGTGCCCCCAGACTCCCCAACGATCCGTTCCGCTTCTCTCGTCAACTGTCAACTCGTATCCTTCGAACTGCTCAGCCTCGCTTATCCTTCTAGCATAACCACATCAACCACCAGGAGTGGCCGCCGGAGTTGTGAGTTTTCCGCCGGTTTCCACTACCACGCTGACGACCATTACAGCCTTGCGCTTTCCTATGCCTGGCACCCTTAGGTTAAATGCTTCCACACCACAGTCCACGACCAACTCAGCAATTGGAGCGGTCTCAGACGCCGGAGCATATCTACTCCTTCAAACGTCTTCCACCCAGGAAGAGGTCGATCCGATTGGCAACCATATCTGTCTCATCCAGTGGACCGTTCCCAACCAACACACGTTCAAAATGGTCGGCGAGAACCCAATGGTCCAAACTGTCAACAAGTTGCTTCTCCAACATCAACTGCTCTTCCACACCGATGCCCCAGGATACCTCGAAAGATATTCGTGCCGCGTCGGTACATCCACCGTAAACACCCTCGTCAGCTTTGCTGCTGCCGGTGGTTGCTCCAGTGTGCTTCAAGCGCTCCTCCAGAAAAGAATCAGGGTCTTTCAAATCGCGATAACTTGACAATTTTGTCAGAGCCTTGGCAAAGTAAGCCTCCAACAAAGGGATCCCTCTAGCCAGTGATAATTCGGCCTGACACACAGCCTTCAACATGGGCCCGGTGAACATTCTTTGGTCATAATGCCGATAACCAGAAAATGCATAAGCCAGGGTCTTGAAAGGGTGTCTGACCATTGTATAACTCGTACCGTTATAACAAGGTTTACACTGACCAAAAGTAATTTCTTCAAGGCGATCGACAGGCTTCTCTACAGTCATCTCATGTCCACAAACTTGTGACATTAGCCGCGCAAAGTTAGTCCGCAAACCCTCAGCAACACGCCTCTCAACGAACAACAGAGCATTATCACCGTCAGCCAGATAAGTCGCCTTAAAAGGACCGAGTTCAGCAACAGACAAACGCAGGGTGGCCTCTACAGCAGATCCCATGATCAAGGTGTTGCCCAGACCAGT